TTTTTAAATATAGTTAATTCGTAATTCATGTGACCATTATACCATAATATAGAGTGCCTGTCAACCGAAGAAATCTTCTAGTGATGACTGTGACTGTTGCCTCTCAAGTTTCTTCTTTGCACGACGTATTCTTCCTTGATCATTAAGCCTTTCACGATTTTTCCGCCTATATTCACGATCATATGTTCTAATCTTTTCGGGATCATCCTTGCGTTCTTGACGTTTCCTTTCTTTTTGTTTACGATTTATCTCTGCCCTGTACTCAGGGTCTTTTCTCTTCTCAATAATATAAAGTCTTTGGATTTCTCCACTATCGTCCGACCTAGCACCTTTAAGCTTACCATGAGTCACATTGACATCTACAGGAAAACATAATCCGATATTCAGATTGTAATATTTGTTCCATTTTCCTCTATCATATCTATTCTGTTGCAAATCAGTTTCCAATTCACGCATATCCTCCTTCTTCCCTCTAGCAAGTATTCTTCTCCTCACACCTTTGGGTAGGTCTCCTAGAAAACTCCTCCTCTCAAATAATCTTGACTTAGAGTTAGGAACAAAGTCGAGAAATTCTTCAACGGATGATGAGTGAGTATAACTATTGGGGCTATCACTACTATAACCAATATAGTACATACCAGTGGGGGCGATATACCAAATATATACGAATGCTTCACTCATCCAAAGAAGTCCTCCAATGTGGCACGAGGTTCAGCAGTCCAACCGACCGCATCCAGAATGGGCGTGAGTGGGTCTAAGAACGTTTTGTCGAACATCATGTCATAATTGATGTACCGATGCAACCCAAGTTCCTGTGGTAGGTTCAAGGGATACGATATCACATTCTCGCCGATGGGATTAGGCATCTTCATGTAACAGAATTTAATCTTCTCGCCATTCTTGATAGTCTCGTAACGTTTATCCAAAGACTTTTCTTTGATTTTAGAATTGTATAACAAGGCGCCCCGAACATGGATCGGTGTACCCTTCTTATAAATGTTATTACGGTCAGACCATTTATCCACTTCGGATACCCCACGAGGAAATGAAATCTCTTCGGGCGGTAAGGACTTGAAATGGGACTTAAAGTCTAAAATATATCGTTGTGTGTCCGATTCGGTACCTTCTACGATGACGCGGAAGATTTCCTTGAACTTGTCACGGACAACCTGTGGAGTACTAGACTTGATCGCCTCGATACCCATCATCTTCAGTTTAGGTTCTGCGTACTGGACACCCTCGTTATTATGCACGTTCAGGATGTAACGTTTCTTGGCCATCCAGATGCCACGGTCTGCGATTACCTCACGACCCATCTCCATGCGATTGTCGTACGCATTGGTTGCCGTTGCCATCTCAGAATATGCTTTCTCAAGAACCTTCTCGAAGTGTTCGGAACAAATCTTATCTAAGAATTTAACAGGATCTTTAGGATTAAACTTATCAACCAAGGCAGACATACGAAGATAAACAGAGTCGGTGTCAATTGCGATAACGTAATCTTCATCTGTTTTAAGGAGTTTTTGCATTTCATTGTTAACGGCCCTTTCAGCCCACTTGATCGCAAGTTGCCCTGCAAGAGTAATAGACTCTGCAACTCGCTGATCAAAATATCTAAAATAGCGATTCCCAAGGGCGCCATAAAGTGAATTCATAAGAATCTTGATGGCGCTCTGTTGATTATTTAGAGAAGTTATGGTATACTCTAGAGTTTTAGATGGAGAAACCTGCATCTCTTGTTGCGCCTTCAACATTTCCTTTTTAATGATACGGCGTTCCGCATAGTACTGTTTAATGATTGTCGGTATCACACCTTCCTTAGTTTGAGAGAAACGAATTCCTGTAGGCGCAAGCGAGAAGTCCACGCCCTGACCGGTCAGGTTGATTTCATTGCTCAAGAACTTGTCAACCGAAACATCATTAAAGAATCCATCGAGGACAGTCTCGGGAGACATATTGTATTGTACAATGATGTTAGGATACAGAGAGTTCAAATCGAAAGAGGTCACCCAGTCATGAGAACCCACCTGCGGGTCTTTAACATAGCCGCCAGGATATGCCGTCTTAGGTTTCTCTACTTTCTTGGGGACAACGATCTTCTGCTTATTCAGTAGACGATAAATGATAGTGTCCCAGATAGCTGTCGTACCAAGAGTATCGTTATAGTTTACGCCGGCCTTGTAGGCCATTGTGAGTATTAATGAGATGAGGTCGAGCTTCTGATCTAGGAGATGTACTAACTCAACGTCCTTGATGTTATAGTCAATAAATTTCTGGTAGTCGTTCTCGTACAATGAGAACAGAGTGCCGTGTTCATCATAGGAGAGTTTACGTTGACCCAACACGACGTGAGCAATGTGGTCGAGTCGATACGATTCTTGTTGACCGATAGTGTTATAGGTAAACTTCTTGAATACTTCAAGGTAATCGAGTTGCTCGATGCCTTCAAGGATATATTCGAAATTCTTCTTCCCGTGAATACTGACTGTACGTTCGCGCACAAGACCCCACGGAGACATTCGTTTTGATAACGTATCATCGCCAAAGAGTTTGGTGCATCGATTGAGGATGTAGGGAATATCGAAGAACCTAGTGTTCCAACCAGTGACGATATTTGGCTGGTATTCCTCGAAACGTCGGATAAACTTGCGAATGAGGTCAACTTCATTATCGCATTTAATATAGAGAACATCTTCGCGAGTGACAGTGTATTCACCACAACCCCAAACCCAATAGGTGCCGGTATCTTCTCGCATACAGATAGCGGTGATAGGGTAAGCGGCATCATCGGGATGAGGAAACCCATCGGCCGAGAAAACCTCGATATCGATGTTGGCGGTGCGAACTAGACTACGGTCATAGTCAATTTCATTGGGCCACTCCTCGGCAATAAACTGTGCGACATAGTTGGTATTTCCACCAATAGTCAGATTGTGAACATCATCATAACGTTTGTCGAAGTCTTTTGCTTCTGACATAGAATCGAAGGTCAGGGGCTGCATAGGCAGACCATCCAGAGTCTGCCATCCTTCCTCACTTTCCCCAGACATGAATAGAGTGGGTTTGAAAGGGATACGAGTCTTGACAGAACGTCCAGTTTCATCATAGCCACGGTATAGTAGTTTGTCACCATAACGCACAACGGACGTATAGAATTTTTTGGACATGAATCAATTTCCTAATAGTAAGGAGGTATTATAACAAAAAGAAAGGGGGATGTCAATCCCCCTTGTGGTATTATGCAACTTCTTTATAAAGATCTCCGTATGGATGACCTAGAGTTAAACAAACAGGGCCATCGCCACCATAATCAAAGGGACACATTACGCCATCAATGTCAACAACAGTAGTTTCAGTAGCAGCGCCATTCTCTTTAGGATTACGTTTGATATGTTGTGGCAAAAAACCACCGAATCGAACATTACAGTTATTCAGATCAAGATCGTCCGGAAGACTCTCACCTAAAAATTTTGATACAAAAACTAAAAGAAGATCACGTTGATTTTCAAACTGTTTCACCCAACCCTCACGGAACGCTTTCAGGTCAGAAACTCTTTTATCAGAGTATCCGAAAAGGTAACAAGGAACACCATATTTTGCAGAGTTTATAATACCTCGTTGCCAAGAAGACATGTTGTCACCCTGAGCGGCACTATACGAAATATACCCTTGTTCTTGAATTTGTTCGAGAGTTCGATTCTCAACACCAGCTGGCACAATACCCTGATTGACAAACTCAGATTTAATAGTATACTTAGCGTGAGTACTGTTTGAACTATAAGTTCGGAAGTTAGCGTAAGCCTCAACATTTGATGCGACCGTATCGACAATACTTTCCTTAATCTTCTTAGACAAACTATCGCCAACAAAATCTTCAGTCGCTTTCCTGATAGCTTCGGGAGTACGGTCAACCAGTCCATCATTTACCGCTGAAGAAACTTCTTTGATAGCGTCTTGTTTAGTCTGACCTTTTGCCACACCTCTGTGCCAATTACTCTTGTTAGCAGCAACACGTATGTTGTACTCACTACTAGGTGTGAGACTGAAATCGTAGACATCAAAAAGGTAGAAAGACTGACCAATCGATTCACAAACGTTGTTACGATGGAAGGCACCAAGACCTCTCAAGATTTCGGGATTGTTCTTATCGTAAGATGCTGGAGCAGGACTACAGATTTCAGGAACAAACCCTTGACTAAAATCATTAATTAGAGCAGCAACATGAGCCTGATCGTTTGTTTTGTCTCGTGTCTGAACAGATTCGTCCATGTGAACCATGAACCAAGGAACATAGTATCTTCCTAAAAAGAGTGCGCCTGGATATTCTTTAGGAGGAGATTTCTCTAAGGTGATTTCAAGAATTTCTTGTGTGAGGTTGAGGAAGTTGGGGCCTAGTTTAAGATTTGCTTGCCATAGACTAGATACCCTAGACGGAACACCCGCCCCTTTAATAGATGTAACACTTTCTAGTTTCATAACTTCTTTAATAGATGTAACACTTTTTAGATTCATAATTTTATCCTTTACTTAAATTTAATTTAAACAATTTATGAAGTGAACGTCTACCAAGTAAACCCGCACTTCACCCTTATATAGTACCATACTATCTCTAGTTTGGCAACACTTTTTTATCGAATAATGTCAATATCTTCGGCATTAGTATTCCACGTCTCAATAGTAGTACGTAGTCTGCCTTCGGACTTCAAGGTTTCATATCTATTCGATGCCTTCTTACGCCACCAAGCAATCAGTTCTTCGAGACTGAATCGGTCATAGTTATCGGCTTTAACTAGGGTGTCACTCTCAAGGTTGAGATACTTCTTAACGCTCTCACGTTCATAACCCATAGTAGAGTAGTACGAGTTCTTCTGTTGAGTCAATCCCTTGGCATCGACAAAGGTCTGGCAGAACTTATTGTAAGCGTCAATGTCAACTGGTTTTAGAGAGTTTTTGATGATCGACACCATCTTCTGTTGGGTCTTCAACTTACGAGAAGATGCATCAGCTGGAACAAGAGGTTCGCCGCCATTGCGTTCAATGAACCAATCGCTCAACTTACGATAGTTATGATCATTGATCAAGGGAGCAAAGTTCGAGTCTGTCTGGCCATTGCCAATCAGAATAGGTTTCATACCCGAGTACATAGACACGCCGGCCTTTGCGTTCCCGTATAATGACGTGGTCTCAAACATACATATGTTAGATCCATATCTTTTGTTAAGGTCGTCTCGAACCCTGTGGGAACAACAGATGGCCGCCAATAATTTGCCTCCCAAATAATTGAAACCGAACGGTTGCGAGGGGACTAGGTTAAACCCCATTATACAAGACTGATTGAATCGCTTCATAGATTCGGGATTCGTAGTATCGAGAGGTTTACCTAACCACTCATTGCGAGGGCGGGAATTGATAGTAGGGGAACCGAATCGAATCATACCGACCACCATACCGGAATTCTTCTCCTTGACAATGTACAGTAGTTGCTTGCCGGGGATACTAGCTTCTACAGGTGCGGACGTAGTAATCTCCATGTAAGACATGAACTGATCTTGTTTACAGGGAGAAATGGTAAACTCCATGTCATTGGGGTGCATGTCCCACACATCGAAGAGATCAGTCTCAGGGCCCATGCCCGGCAGAGAATTTGGAAAACTTGACATTCTCTCCATTTTAACAGAACGTTGATATTCATCAATACGGGAGAAGCTTCCGAAGAAATCTTCGAAGATGTTTGCGGCGTGTAAAGCGTCAGCGTGTGTTAGAATCATATAAATCTCTCAGTTATTTCCCGTATTATACACGATAAAACTGGTTGTGTCAATCAATTACTTTAAAAAACTTATGTCTTGTCCAAGGTTTTTCGATATATTCATCTTGGTAACCGTGGTGGTCTTGTGTCACGCAGAGACGTTTTGAAATCACCTGAGTAGTGGGAGTGGGAATGCCGGTACGGAGGGTATCGTAATTATTGAAGGGAATCCCGATATCACGTCCCACATATAATGTGTCACAATGATGCCAAGGATGTATAGCGGTGTCTCTGACACCATAGTAGTTTATATCAGGTTTTTGTAGATGGTGGGTGGTGTATGTGCGGAACAATCTCTGCAATGTACAGTATGGGCCACAATTGATGGGGAATTCTTTTTGAGTGAGCATATGATACGCCCAATGCGAGAATCCTCTATCCATAGAGTACATACCCATAAACAGTCCAATGTTCGCATACATAGTATCTTCGGCAAACTTAGTTGCCATCTTAAACGCATCTAACCGTTCTTCGAGAAACCAAGTGTCGTGTTCTATAATCCAAAACTTTTCGTAGGACTCTGATTGTTGTCGCATCAACTCCCAATGTGAACACATTCCAGCTTTCTCTGTGGGAGAGTGGTCGTCCTTTCGGTTTTCCGAACTTATGTCCATCGACATGAGACTAGTCTCCCAGTTGTAACGGTCTACGTGTTCTTGAAACGTGTCGGACTCCGGAGTAATAGCATCAAAGACTTCAATACCGTCGATATATCCCTCATCAATGGCACGTCGGAAAGAACGACGCGACATCTCGGCATACTCTTCGGACTTCTCATTACCCTTCATTACTATTTGTTTTACTTTCATTCAACTTTCAACTTATCTTGCGATTGATGATTATTATATGTATGAGGCAAGTATCCTCTATGTGTATATTCCCAAGCAATGCTGTATCGATACTTGGACTTACTGGTATTGTGATAACAACCATGTACTAAGTTAACATCGAATATTACCGCAAATGGTTCATCTAGTTCGATATCAACAATATCCGGATTACCGTCGTCCATGTGCATCCATCGAAAAACCCCGTGAGATCGTTTATCGTGGGGGTATGTCTTATTGTGCGAACCGGTCAATACCCTAAGACATCCGGTCTCTCTAGTAGCTCCATTTACAAATACATCACAACTGACCATCTTGGTTCTATCGCCCTGAATGTAGTAGTTGTCTTGATGCCAGTCTACCGAGAACCCTCGTTCCGGAATCATCGGAAAGAACTTGGAAATATATGTATCTAAATCCTCGGCACCAAGTATTGACTGTGCAGCCTTCTTCAGTTCGGGGAAAGTCGCAACACTGCGTAAAATATCACTCTGAACAAATGCACCATCTAACTTGCATGGATTGTTAGGTTCATTCATCACCCAATGGCCAGTGTTGACCGTCAGTCGTTCACTGAAGGTTCTGAGGTCATTACATTCTCGGTTAATAACCGATCGTTCGTCATCGGTCATGAATCCAGTTATTATAGTATACCCGAATTCATCGAACTTGGCAAGGTCATAATTAAGATCCAATCTTCATTTCCCGCAAATAATCTGAGTTTAATATATAGTCGGGCCAAAGGTCTTTAGGAAAGTTGACTAACGCATGATGGTCTTCTCCACTAAGAAGGTCGGCGTGAGCCAATCTAACATGAACAAATTTCGTATCTTCTTTGCGATAATCATGGTGATGAATTTTAATTATACCATCAGTCTCGAAAAGTTCGGTTATGAGTTGAGAGTTCCATTCGCCGTCCATCAACTGGACGTTCATGTTATGAAGATATATCATCATGTGTATATAAGGTTGATCTGACATATAGAATCGATTCAAGTCATGTTGAGAAATAAACTCGTTGTATTCCAGCAAGTCCATCCATTGTTCTCTCGCTTGCAACCTCGCTTGTTTTGAGAACAATACCACGCCACCATTCAATATTCTAGGCAACCCATCTTTGCGAGTGGGTATCGTTATTCCGTAGACATCCTTTATGAGACGATTCCACTCATACCAATTACTATGCTCCCGTTCGGTTAGATCGCCCACAAATCCCTCGGACACAATTCCAATATCAGCTTGAAAATGATCGAAGATATTTACATCTAGGGTTTCTACGGGAAACACATCGGCATCTAGGAAGAGGATATCATCATAGTCATCGAAAGATGTGTCGTATATTAGTTTCAGTATTCCGAAGTGGGGAGTATATACACCAAAGGACTGTCCATACCAACTCTTTACGAAGTTTGGATTATCATCGAATCGATGTTCAACACCAATCTCTCGGGCGTATTGACGCATCGCGTCAACTCCAGCTTTACAAGACTCTAGTATTTCACCGTCCCAGTATTGATAAATCAAATTCATAATAAATCCATAGTCAAAGTCTTCTTCGTCGGCCAAGGCGGAAAAAAGGGAGACATTTCTGCCTCCCTTCTACTTAGTTACACATACGCTATTAGTGCAAGACAGTACATAATAGCTATACAGCTACTACATAATACTGTAAAAGCGCCGATCTGGTCTACTCGACTACTTCGTGATTTGCTCTTTTGCATTGTTATTCTCCTCGTTAGAATTGATTGATATCTTACGAGGCTTCTGACTATCAGGTATTACGACTTCCAATTTTATGGCCAGTAACCCATTCCTGAAATCAGCTCCAGTTACTTCAACATACTCCGACAGACGGAATTGTTTCTCAAACTTTTTAGTTGAGATTCCTTTGTGTATATATTCCCTACCACGGTCTTCATGTTGACCACGAATAGTGAGAGTCCGATTCTTCAATTCGATGTCAAGTTCAGATTCATTGAACCCAGCTATTGCTAACTCAATGAGAAAGTGATTTCCCCCCATCCCAATAATATTATGGGGAGGGAAACTGTCGCCCGAATTGCGCGAGACGCGGTCTAGGTCATCAAACATAGAATCGAATCCTACGAATGCTGAACGAGGGAATAGTGATTTTGCTGCTGTGTTTGTCATGTATGACTCCTTAATTATAAGCAAGTTTATTAGGATACCCGAACAATTCGGCATATCCATGTGAGACGTTATTTATACAAATAACAAATTAATAATATTTCGACGGACACGGGTCGCCTTCAACTCCAAAGGAGAAGGAGACTCTTGATTCTCGTGGAAATACTTGGTGGTGCGTACCTCGTGGAAGGTACACGTACATACCTGGCTCGAAGTCGAATGGTTCGTTATTATCGATACCTTCAACCTTCAACCCGACAGTGCTGATAACCTGAACGAGAAAAACGTCCATAGAATCTTTGTGCCATGGGTATGATCCACTCGCACGACCAAATCCACTAAACGCAATGTTAGTGATTTTATTGGCGTGTAAGGTGAATACTTCTTGCATTTCTTCATAAATGTTTTTAGCAAACTCCGGAGCACTTCCGCGAGAATGAAACTTATTTAATCCGATACGCATTTTATTTGAGTTACGATCGTATAGATCTTCCGGATGGGAGTCCATCATCTCCATGAACTCATTCCAGCTGTAGGTGTCTTCCATCTTAAATGGGAGACGACCTACGAATGGAATTTTATTTTTTATATTATCTTCTTTATCTTCAAAAATACCATAATGTTCTGACATAATATATTAACTGTTCCCAATATTATACTTCGGTTGTAGATCCCAGCTGGCCTTATCTTTATACGATATGATCTTGATCTGACGCATAGGGGCACATTCTTTAGCGACATCTTTATTTAAAATTTCAACTAGACCCCAGTCTTGAAGTAAAGTTGCTATAGTGTTTCGACGTTCCACGTCACCCACTTCTAGATTAGACTTCTTACCGTCAAGTAAGAACAATTCCTTGAAATGGACAATGAAATAACGACCCTGCTTGTGTAAGATGTGACACGACTGAAAGAGTGTGTTGTCTCTTCTTGAAGCTACACCAATTCTAGTCAAAGTCTCTCTTACCTTTAGGAAGTCGTCTGGTTCCGCAAGAGTGATTTCTAACATCATCTCCGAGTTCCATTGCACGAGATTATTATTCTCTTCCACCCTTATACACCTTATGTTTTATTTGTTTGATATTATCAGGAGATAATAACGACATTATCTGTTTTGTCTTAGAGTCACTGTAACCATAATACTCTTTGACGGATTCAAAGTCTTCGTTATGTGAAGACTTATCCCACTTAGAAAATCGTTTCCGTTTCCTTACAATATTTATAAGAAAATCGTTTTGTAGCTTATTATCAATATGGTGCAACCGATTCATTTCATTAGCGATTGCTACCGTATCTGGAAAGTAAGATAATGATCTATTTATCACAAAACTGTTGTAAAACTTTACGTTTCTCGCATCAAGATCGATCAGATTTAATTTGGTAAAGTTTATACTATTTAAGAAGTCAAATGGACTCAATGGTTTATCTTTTGTCATCTGGTTTACACCATCCGTTTTCATAGTCATCATGATATAGTGATTTGATTCTAGTTATTTGTTCTGGTGTCATCATAGTATTATATATTCTCATGCCACTTTTATTATCATGAATATGTAACTTTTCTTCCGGAAGTTTAAGTCCAGCCGCATCATTGATGAACAAGAGTAACGGAGAAAGTTGAGCAATGTCCACAACCATATGATATTCACTAGGATATCCCATGTACCAACTTTGTGTATAAAAGTGGTTGTTCTTAATAACACCCTCTTCTATTTTAGTGATGACCTTATCCAGTTCGGAATCAAGTGTCGGCAATTCATGGATTCGACCAGCACTAATATGTTTTGCCTGATTAGTAACAATATATTCACACGCAGAACGAAATCGCGAAACGGGATCGCGACTTACAGCAATCCTATAACTGCCTTTGCGGAAAGGGATATCAAATTGATCTCCTTTCTTTCGTACTTCTGTTAACCTCTCAACTCTTCCTATATACTCTTTGTGCCCAGTATGGTGCCGTTGGAGTTCTTTAAGGGTAGACATTCCATTTTTGGGACAGAGCCGAACGTCTATATTATTAGGAAAATATAGTACGTTGTCCGCTGGGGACATTTCATAAACTCTGGTATCGTTTACTGCCATTATTGTTTTACCTCGACATTGGCCATCACCTCAGTTAAGCAGGCGACTAAATTAAGTTCGTGATCTTGAACAAACGCGTTTTTATACTGGTAATCGCCGAGTATCAACAC